CAAGCAATCTGCTGAATGTTGTTCGGAATGTGGCCAAGAAATACTTGTAAAATATTCAGACGATACGCCGCCACATGTAGGAAGTTGGTTTTGCACTTCATACGATTGTAGATTTTTCACCGGAACAAATTGGCTGAAAGCAAATAACGAGAAATTGCCACTGGCTAAACCGAATTTGAGATTATGGAAAAAATACGGTTTGCCATTTTGTCAATGGTGTCTAAGAACAAAACAAGAAATTGGACTTATTGGATTTCATATTCATCATATACAATCAAGACAGGGCGGAGGTTCGGACGATCCTTCAAATCTGATGACACTATGTAGATATTGCCATGAACAGGTACATCTTGAGCGTAAGAAATTTGGAACTGACGAACGATGACACGCCCCGAAATCACACGCACTCGAGACTTGACCTTTAGCAATTGGGTTCGGCGTAACCTGCCGAACTCCGAAACGGGATTCTCCGTGAGTGATGTGGACTTCATGCTGTGGAACTGGCAACGCCGCGAGGTGATGTTTGTTGAAGTAAAGACACACGGCAAAGAACTATCCACAGGGCAGCGGCGGCAGTTTCGGCGGATGCACGATTGGATGACCAAAGGCACGGCCGGGACAGAATGGAACTACAAAGGATGGGTGATTGTTACTTTCGAGAACACATCTTTTGACGACGGTAAGTGCTACATCAGTAGCATCAACATGACACAGCCCATAGAGGTGACCGAAGCCCGCCTCATTGAGCTTCTATCTTTTTAAGGCTCGGGATAGAGCGCTTTGTGTTGGTGTACGAGTCCTGAAAGGGCAGTGCCTTCCAGCGCTTCGGTCTGATTCTCGAAGTTGTAGGTTGGTGCTTTCTGCCAATCCTTCGGCGACCAATTAAATACCATCGAAACGTGATCTGATTCATCGGCAACATTCTCGTTGTGCATGGCCATGTAGCCATGCAGTTGATACTTATGTTCGCTGTAAAAGCCCTTGCGGCCTGACTTAATATCCACGATAGCGCGCACGCGGGACTTGCCAAACTTGAGTGTGCACACAATATCAATCGTACCGGCAATGCCCATCTGCTCGGACACCATCGGAATTTCCACGGCCTCGATCTCGACTTCCTTATCTGCCACGAACTGAGCAAATGCGAGCACGTCTTTTTCAAGATCCTGCGCCCAAACATCCACCACCGCGGTTGGCTTGTTTTGACGCAAAAGATACGCGCCTGCCTTGGCTTTGATAAGGCCTAAGTCAAACGAGCGCTGTGTCATAAGCTCAGCCAAAATAATATGCAGGCAAGTGCCGTAATCCGCGCGGTCATTCATGTAGCGCTTTGCTTCATCGTAGCCCATTTCTGCCGTCCACTTTACAAGATGTTCGGACGTGCCACAGATGCGCTTTATCACCGTCGTCCATGACGGATAGTACATGATTGCCGGATCGCGCTTTGGGTCGACCGTGTAATAGTGGCGCCCTGCCGATTGATCAAGGCGGAAGAGCTGCGGCAGGTGTGCGTAGCGCTCCTGAGTTTGGAGCGCCGCGACTTGTTCAACATCAAGACTAAAATTTTGCATACGAGCCTCCTTGCTTGCCGAATGTTTCCCACTTATCAAGCAGGATATTGAGCGAGTTAAACGTTGCCGCGTTCGTAGCAAATTGGTCAACAGCCATGATGAGTGCATCACGTAACTGCGACTGACTGAGTTTATCATGTTTGTTGGCGCGCTTTGCCGCCTCAAACATTATCGCCTGCAGATGCTCGGCGACTGCTTCCCTAAATGGCAATTCGTTTGCCATAAGACCTCCAAAGTTAGTTGAGAAATTTGCCGTGGTTAACGGCTGTACAAAGATACGGACATCTTGCATACGATGCAAGTATTATTTGAAAATAATTACAACTCTTTTGTTATACACTTCTGAACCATTTCCGCAAAAGCCGCCGCGGTCTCATACGTTGTGAAGAAGTTATGCTGTGAACGCAGGTAGCCTGATTCGTAGCGGTTCCGAATAACTTGGACAACGATCTTGCCTGCATAGTGAGTGATATAGTAAACCGTGCCGCGTGCTTTTTCGCCTCCGATGTAGTCCATATTCTCCGGGTTGCTCTGCATGATCTTGCGGATCGCCTGCATTCGGAGCGTAGCTTCTTCCTCTGTTCGGTACGCGTTGCCGGCTCGGATGGTCTCTCGTAATGCTGCATGCGACTGACCTTTAATAGGAACCACTACCCATCCGATCGGGCCGACCCCGGAGGTTATCCGGTACCGAATTGAGTAGAACGTCTTGCCACGCTCCACAACAAACCCTCTCATTGTGCCTCCGGGAAAATAAACTTAACAACTAATGACGCGATGAAGTACCCACCTGCGTGTAGTGCGAGTATTGCCACGGCAAAAAAAGCGCACTTGAGTAGGAACAGGATCGCGCTCGCTGCCGTGTATGCGAAGCTGCGTTGTAGGTTGTGTGTCATTTCTTGTGGCCTTTCTGTCGTACCTTAATATCTCGTTGGTATTGTAGGTAGCGATCTGAACTAACATACATTTTCTTTTGTGCGTTGTATACAGTCCTGCCGTTTATCAAATACGCGACATGAATTTTCTGGAAGGGTTTGGCCCCGCCACTATTCTTACTTTCATACAAAAAACCATCACGACGCAATGTACGAGCAATAGCGTGCTGCTTCATACCTTGTGATGCAAGCTCCGCAATGCGCGGCGTAGCATCTACACAAAAACCAAGAACAGTGACAGGAGCGGGCTTACCTTTCTGCTCTTGCTTCTTGCGCATGCGATACTGACGTTGATACACGCGGCGCTTTGTCTTGCGGCCTTCTTCCTCTTCGCGTTTACATAGATCATTGTAAGCTGCGAGCGTCATTCCGGGCGCCTTTACATCCCCAGTTACAGGATGGAAGTTAATCTCTCGACCGGCTTGTATACGAATGCTTTGTTGGCTTGATTTTTCGATTTCATCCGACAGGCTTAGCGCGCTTTCGAGTAATGTCCTATCCTTTGCCAGTGTCAAGATGGTTTCGCGAATAACCTCGGACTTTGTAGGGCGGCCGAAGAGGCCCTTAATCCAGCTCATCATGTTGTTGCTCCTTAGATATTTGAATTGATACATACGCCTGACAATGGAAAAAATATGGGCTGTAGGTGCGCAGGCGATTACACCATTTCCAGCCTTTGTTTGTTGTCGGGTCGCTCCAGTGTTTGCAGTTTTCGCAGCTACGACCGCTTGGCGTCTGCGTGGCGGTATTGCTCATCATCCGAGCACCTCATGTATTCTATCCATTATTGCCGGGTTTGCCGTCACAAGTCCGCGCTCGATACGGCTTATCTGTGCCTCGGAGCATCCCGCCATTTGCGCGAGCGCTCGCATGGACATTTGCCGTTTCTTGCGCTTACCACGGATGGACTTCCACATCTTAGCTTTCCATTTGGTCATTGTTGTCTCCTGTGTTTGTTATTGTATCTGTTGGGTCAACGTCTGCGGAGTATTCGGGGTTAACCCAGCGGACCAACTTCCCTAATTCGTTTTCTGTCATCCTTACTATGCACAATCCCTGTCTATCGTATGGCGGCTTATGACTACCGCCATCAATGATCCAAACATCAATATATGTCGATGGCCAGCAATTATTTGCCTTTATAGCGCAATCGTACGCTTTCGCCCACGTTGAAAAAATGCCTACCGTGTATTCGTCCTCATACTCGCCATCCAAGACCTGATATACCTTTTGTGGCTTGACGTATAACGCGGGTTCTTTTACTGGCATCCAAAGTAAACCGAAACGCTCCATATCTCTTGGCTTCCACCGCTTCGGCTCGGGTTTGTAAGGCTCGGGTTCTTTGATTGGCATCCAAGGCATACCAAGTTTAACTTCATTACGTCTTCTTAAATGTGGCGTGCCGTTTATTTCCTGATACCACACAAGACCTATAAGTCCATCTTCGTATTTCGGCAGCCTGTCTGTTATCCAATCACTCATTGTTCAACTCCTTATGATAGTTAAGTAAAAGTTCACGCACACGTCGTGCGGCTTCGATGGCTTGTTCTCGGGTTTGGAAACAATTGCCATTTTCATACATATCACTTAAATACATTTCATATGTATAACTGCCCTCGCTACCATCATAGTATTGTTTGTAAATTCCCCACGATGGTTTTCCTCTCGTTGTTACATAATAATACCGTTCCCCATCCTCAGGCTTCCATTGCTGCGGCTTGGGCTTAACGTAGGGCTTCGGCACAACGGTCTTCGGTTTTGGCGCCCACACTTCTCCGGTTTTTATATCCTCATAGTAGCATAGCACAACCTCACCGTCAATATTTGTCCACCACACGCAATGGTCTTCATCCGCATCCGCCTCACTCGGCAGCCTGTATGTTATCCACTCACTCATTGTTCAGCTCCTTGTGATAGTTAAGTAATGATTCATTTACATACTCTTGCATCCTCTCTAAATACTCATCATAATTTACTCGCTCAAAGTTCCACAATGCATTATCAATACGCTTTGTTGCCTGTATTGCTTGCTCTCTTGTCTTAAAACACCTATACGAATCATACCAAATGTTATCGATCCTTCTATTGCTCCAAATGTATTTAGCTACATTGTAATCGTCCGAACATCGCCAATCGTGCACAGCGTAATATGTTTCTCCATTAGCGGGCTTCCACCTTGCATCCTCCTCCGTCGGCAGCCTGTCGGTTATCCACTCACTCATCTTCGCCTCCCATAAATGTTTTCTTTACCACCACCTCAACGATGAACTTCCCCGCCCAATAGGTTCCGTATAGGAACAGCGTGAAACCGAACGTCTGCACGAAATAGTTGAGCAGCGCCCACATATAGCAGGCGGCCAAAAAGCCTGCGGTGGTGTAGAGCCACCACTTTACCAGCGTTGCGTACAATTGATTCACCGCCATAAATCCTCCAAAAGTTTGTTAAGAAATGCGCCGTCTTGCGTGACGATCACGGTACAAACATACGGAGACCTTGCACGCCATGCAAGAAATATTTTCACATCCACAAAAAAAAATCGCCGACCCACAGGCAGGACGGCGATTAGAGCAAGCAGTAAGGAGCTACCGCCGCTTTGGGCTTAACTCATTTTGAACCACAGACTGACCTCCAGCTTCGAGCCCGACGCAGGCGTCCATGTGTGCTGCCCGTCAATAGCCATGCAGTAGATAGACGTGCCGGGCGTGGTGTCTTCGTTGATGCAGTCGATGCTGAACTCTTTTGATGCTACGGCGATCTTGTCGGTAACATAGAAGTCTGCCGTTGCCACGCTAAACACTCCGAGCACATACGGAGCGTCTGATTGCGTCCATACTTGCGTGGTTGATAGGACTGGCGCCGTTGCCGGCACTCCGCTCTTGCTCATGAGTACGAAATGTATATCCTTCGGTGCCGGTGTGCCGGATGTGACTGAATATACTACTCTCGCAAAGCACGCCTTTGTTGAAAATCCATCCACACGCGCCGCGCCGCTGATGGTCTCCACGAGCGACAGGGCATCGCCTGTTGCGTGTGATGAATTGTCGAGATTCCACGTCCACTTTGCTACCATGCGGGTTTCGCCGGTGTTGACTTGATGCTCCGTTGCTTGGTACGAGTTATTTGCTACGATTGCCATGTTAGGTCTTTAATGTTGGATAAAACTTTTGCTTTTGTATTGATACTCTTACTTCTAACGTAGTCGGCGTGATGGCATTCGGTGACGGAGTGCCGCCTGCAACGCCTGTCTGTGCAGCTCCAAACCGTAACTGCGAGCCGCGTGGCATGCGCACAAGATAGTTACCTGTGCATTCTATGCGCGTCGTGTCTTTAACGGTGTGATTCGGACCACCGCAAACCTCAACTGGCGCCTGCCATGCCGCAGATTCATTCTCACGGTAGGATATCCGCACAACTGCGTAATCATCATGTGCTGCCGCGCTTGTGGTGCATTTGAAATAGACGTTCACAAGGTAATCACCTGCCTGCGGTGCGCGCCAAATGGTGTATGAACCGCTACGGTTGCTTATGTCAACGTGCGAGTTGGCTACGGGATAAATTACGCCACCGCCCGGAGGTTGAAAGTACTCGCGGCGAAGATCAAACCATGTTCCAAGGGCTGTGATTTCAGTAATGTATAGCTCCAGTCCCGCCCCGCCAAAATGCGCGGTCTGCTGTTCAGCCATGATCCATGTACGCAAGTTGCGTATGAATCGAGGGATGATATTCCAAACACGTTTCCATGGCGTGTTCTTTAGCGCGCTAAGATCAACCTCGACATTACCGATGCGCTCGTATGCCGATTTGATCTTGGCATTCGGATCGTACCCTGCGAGCGCGTCACGTGAGACGCTGTTGTTGCGTATTTGTGTGGTCACTGGCATTAGTTGAACCCTATGGATCGTGTAAGGTATTTGGCATTAACGTAATCAGAGTTTGCGTCGCGCGCGGTCCAATCAATTTCAACATCCACGAGATATGCCTTTGGTGATACCGCGCCTGTGAGGGCAGTGTGTGGTGTTATATCGATACGTTGTCCGATCATTTTCGGCAGAACGTCCGTGCTTAGCGGTCGCGTCATTTCATACAATGTTTGATTGTTGCTCGCATAGACACTGTTGGCGTTCACACCATCTGCAGGATCGAGCGGAACGCCATACATGGCGGACAAAACCACAGCATGAGGGCCAAAACCATTGTACTTATTGGCCTGAAGGTCTTGTAATGCGACGTTAACGGCGTCGAGAGTTGTAATCGCCTTTTGCTCGTAAAAGAGATAGTTAGGTATTGACGTGTCGGTTGTGTAATAGTACCTATTGCCGGCATCGACTACGGTTGTTGTGGATCCTGTGGTGTATTCGATCGTCACACGTGGACAAATTGCGATAAGACTTGTACCCTGCACAGAGCCGAAGAAATTTACCGTCGCGTCCGATGCAAAAAACAACCCGCGCAAGTTAGCGTATGGCGCAAGTATTTTCTGATTCACATATCCAACGCCATACTCAATCGGAAAAAGATACCCTTCTGCCGAATTGCGTACACGAATGTCGAAAATGTTGTTGATTTCGATCTTCTTACCTGACTTCGTGAACGAAGTAACCTCCGAGGTATCCACGTCATCGCCACTTACAACGTAGTGAAGTTTCACGGATTCGATCGTGCCTGCGTTAACCTCAAATGAAGATTCGGACGCTGTGTCAAGGTAAGTTATGGACGTTGCTGTGTCAACGGTTCCGTATGGATCGGACATGTTCCACTTGGCTTTCAATAGCCCGCTAGAAATCTCGTAGTAAGGCGTCATCTTAAGAAAGAACTGCTCGCACATCTTCTTGAACAGATCCCATGCGCTGTCGCAGTCTTTTTTGATTCCATTTTCGTCATCGGTGAACAGCCCCGCAACCCATTGGTTAGGATCGGAGTAGGCCGTATTGCTGAATCGCTCGGTAACAGCAAAAATGAACCTTATCTTGGAGATTTCCTCTAAGCTACCGTGTAAGTTACCGGCTGATTGTCCAAGCTCAATGTTGTTGATGTTATCCGTGGAAAAGGCTGCCTGCAATAGTTTCAGCTTTGATCCGGTTGCCGGATACACTCCCGCCAAGTTTGTAGAGCTTGTGGTAGTGCTGTGATACCCTTCCATGCTGTAAAACTCAAATGCCTCGTCGAACGCAGCATCTAAGTAGCCAAAGATTGATCCAAGCGGAGCGTGCCAGTGCATGAGCGGTGATTGCGATCGCATAGACCTGCCCCAGCCATTGTAGCGATAACTGTAATCCCATATAAATTGACTTGAGACGCGGACTGCGTTTACTTCCGATGTACCGAGATCATCTGTTAGAGTCGCAACGTACTGCCTTGAAAATGTAGTCAGGTCACTAATCGCCTCGAGGCATATCTTATGCAGCCCGATGGCCTCGATCTCGATTTCAAGCCCGCGGACTTGCGCGGAGTACTTTGTAGATGGTGATAATCGCTGACATCCGATGAACTCAGGATACCACGTCGACGCCTGCACAGTGCTGATGGTGAAATATGCGAACGTGGTAGCAAGATTGCCCACATACACCTGATCACCAACCTGGAACCCAGTGCCCGCCGCCGCTCCTATTGATACCGTGGTCACGGTTCCGCTTGCTACGGTGTATGTCACCTGTAGCCCCACACCGTTACGTGTGTCCATTGGGTTTGGCAGGTACGGCTTTGCCAGCACGTTTGTGTACGTGCCGTCGGTTAGCGTGCCGACCTGGCCACCGAGGGATATTGCCGTGGGTATGCCGTTCGACGTACCGCGGTCGCTCCATACCATGAATAGATTCGGCTGCCGTGGCTTGGTGCTGTAGATGCTTTGCGGCATGTACTTCGGCGTGCGGTACTTGCCTGACGTGGCCGCCGCAAAATAGGAATCATCCACACTAGCATTCTGCGCTGTGATAGCGCCCTGCATTCCAAGTGGGATTGCTGTGTAGTCCACAACGAATTTGCACGACTCACCATCGGCCGCACCAAACGGAATCGACTCCGTGAATGACGCCTTATGCCCTGCAACCTCTTTGAATGCCCCTTGCATCGTCGTCACGCTGCGATCGCCGTACTTGGCAGGCTCACCACCGCCTGCGATGAACTCAGCGCGCACACGCCACATATTCGGCTTTACCCATTCTTCGCGATATATCGGGTTGATTGCCATTAGACGTTGTAGAATCGGTGTTTGAAGTTGATCGTTACGACTTTGTTGCCGATGTCGTCATTATGCTCGACGTTAAAGCCGTCAATGGTCACCGGGATGACGTTATCGGCGGAATGATACGCCTCGCTGACTCCGACGTTGTAGGTAGCATCCTGCGAAGCGATATTCAATTCAAGCCAAAGATACGGAGCCTGCAATAATTCTATGAGGTCGTTCGTGCCGATGTGTCGTTCGGTTTGGTACGTGTACGGATACGAGCGCAGGTTGTAAGTCCGCCGTGCAATGCGCGACGATTGTAGCGCCCCGCCTGCATACATGATGGCCGCCGCGCCTTCAGGGGCTTCGTGAACGGCCGTCACGCCTAAATAGTAAGCATCATAGCCCGCAAGCGCGGCCACGGTGCTCACGGATACTTCGTTGTAAGGGCTTGTGCCCGTCTCCGCATTCGCCGAATGGATTATCGCTGTCCATGTACTCATACTCGTGCGTTCCTCACTTGTAAGTTTCTTGATTGCGCCTTGATTGTCAGGGTCGGATCGTGCTCCACCGTCATCTGCACAGCGCGCATGGAATCAAAGCGCTTGGATGACTTGACTATTGCCGTCTCGAGTCTATCCAACCGTGATTCGATGCCGTAGGTGTTCATCATCGGCGCCGTAATGGACACAGGTTGCTGTAGATTCCCCGCCGCGGATACTGCCCAGTTCGACAACTCCCCGCCTTTATGCAGGTATTCAAACAGCGCGCGGTTCTTGCGCGTAACCGATGCCGTATGCACAAACTCTTGCCCGTGAACCACGCCCGCCACCGCGCCTTCGCCTGCGTTGCCTGTGTAGCCTCCGTCTTGGAATCCTGCGAGCGCAGAGTTTAGCAGCGACTTAAGGCCTTGCACGGCTGCAAGTGCTACGGGTAATGCGAACGGCCCGAGGAATGACAATGTAGATGCAATGATCGGAGCAACATAGACTTCAATCAATGAACCGAGCGTCTGCGATAGTGACTGCTTTAAAGCATCTACCGCGCTTGAGCCATTGGCTACCAAAGAACCGAACAAAGTAGCAGCACTTGATCCTAATGCCTGTAGGTTCAATTCGCCATTTTTGCTTGCTTCGGAGAATTCAAAATCGAAATCCTCTTTCATGTTTGTGAGGCTTTGCCCTATCGACGCTCTAATGCCGGTAACAAGAGCATCCATTTCGTTTTTGAATGTAGAGTTTGATCCATTTTGCACATCTGCCTGCAATGCAGCGCGCTCGCGTTCTAACTCAGCAATCTTGATATTAAAATCTTCGTAAGAGATCTCGCGCCTGTTTAGGCTTTCGATAAGAGCCTTTTCTTCAGCGTCAAGCGCCGCTAAATTCTGCGCAGCCTTTAGTGCGTTATCACTTGCATCCTCCCTTATCTTAGCAACCGCATCAGTGAATGCGCGAACAATACGCAACTTCGCCTCTTCGGCTTTGGTAGCGGCCTGCTTAGCCCTCTCTTCTTTATCGGCATTAGCTTTTTCCTCATCATCCTTTTCTTTTTTACGCGACTCATCCGAGCGTTTTTTGGCTTCGGTCTCAAATGCCTCATACGCTTTGCGAGCTGCGTCAATTTCTTTTTCTCTTTGCTTTTCCCTGAGCGCGTTAATTTGTGCATCGCGCGTGGTGATAAGTGCAATGATCTGCTGATCTGATAGCGCCTGCGCTTGTGCCTTTTGCACGGCAGTTACTTTTTCATCCTCTTGCACCTTCTTATTTTGATCACGAACCTTAGCAATCTTATCAGCAAACTGATTTTCTAAATTGCGGATAGCGCGTGCGTTGCTATCAGCAATGGATGATTCTTCCAAGTCCCGGCCTATGCGGTCAATATCGGCCTGCTGCGCTCTAAGTTGTTCGGAAATATCTTTGGAGTCTGCTTTTTTTACCTTGACCTTGACCTCAGGCGGATTCTTTGCCGTTTCACCTTCTACAGCCGTCTTTGTTTCTTCGGCGTTCGTTTCGACCTTAGCCTGAATCTTGACATCTTGAGTCTTACCGCCTAAGCCCAAAATTGAAAGCAGTTGATCCTTGAGCTTTGATACTTGGTTTATGAACTCGATGACGTTGTAAACAATTCCTCGTATGAAGTCGCTTGATTTTACAAGCTCCAAGCCCCACTGCTTAACAGCCGACACGATGTCAGTGATCCATTTAATGCCCTGCTTTACCCAATCAACAAGCTGAATAATAACCGCCACCACGCCTTCAATAACCTTTAGCGCAATTCCAAAGGCGATGGAAAATACATCTTTGGCCACGGCTGCGATGGTCTGAAATACGCCCTTCAGCGTGTCCATTATGCTGCTGCCTTCGTCTGCGGAGCTGAACAGCCCCTGCAGCTTTTCCTGTAGCGGTGCAATGATCTCCTGAAAGCGAGCAAATGCTTCTTTACCTGCATCAACAAAGCCGGTAATCACGGCCTTGATTACGTTGAAGGCCACCACAAGGCGCAAGTTGAAGAACTCAAATATCGGCATGACGAGCGGCTCGACAAATGACCAAAGGCCACCGATGCCGTCAGTTACCACACCGACAAAGTCCATAATTCCGCCAATGATAGAGCTGAACGCAGGCTCGAGCGTTTGGAATAGCCCGATTGCAAAGTCCGAAACACTTGCTTTTGCGCGGCTTACTCGCTCTGATAGGGTGTTCATGTTAGTGGCCGCTTGCGTGTTGGCCTCACTTGTGCCCGTTATCTGCTTAGTCCAATCCTGAATGGTAGCCGAACCATTCGCAAGGATGGTTGCGGCCGCGGCATTTTCAGAGCCAAACACCTGAGCAAAGGCCGTTGCATCGCTTGATGCCTTGCCAAGTTCTTTCAAACGATCGGAAAGAGAGAGCGAAGTGTTTGACACCACGCTCATATCCACGCCTAAGCTCTTTAGCTTATCAAGTGCTGGTTTCGGGATGACTTCCTCGCCCGCAATTTTGCCAAGCACGTTGCGAAGCGCCGTTCCAGCCTCAGCTCCAACCTTACCACCGGCCGCAAGCACCTGAATAGCGGCGTTTGTTTCCTCAAACGATACCTTCGCGCCTTTTGCCGCAACACCCGCTACAAGCACGGCCTGCCCTACCTGCGGGATTTCCGCCGCACCCACTTTTGCAGATGCCGCGAGCACGTTCATAAAGCGTGCAGACTCCGCAGCGGCCACGTTACCGTCGGCAACATCGACGCCAAACTGAAGCATCGAATTTGCGAGCGTGTCCATCGCCTCTTTCGCATCCAAGCCACCTGCTTTTGCGAGGATGTTGATATTTTCTGACACCTTGCCCAGTTGCTCAGGCGTGTCGGCAAGGCTTGCGCCGAATTTCGACAGCACACCTTGGAATGCCTGCAGCTGAGTGGAAGCGTCCCCGCCAAATTGCTTTGCAAGATTGCGCGCGCGGTCTCCGATGTCATCCAAGGCAGGTCCCGTCAAGCCCGTCACGGCGCTTACACCTGCGAGGTTTTGTTGGAATTCAGAGCCTACGGTGTACGCAGCGGTAAGAGCGCCGCCAAGCGCAGCCACTGCAGCAGTAGCGGCGCCTGCAGGTGAGGCAAGATTTCCGAGTTTCCCCGCTAAATCTCCGAATATGCCGCCGCCCTGACTTGCTGCCGTTTGCCCTTCTTTGAACTTGGCAGTGAGTCCGTCTAAGGCGCCGCCGCCGCTCGCTGCTTTGGATAGGTTGCCTTCTATACTTTTGACATTCTTATCGAGGTTCCCCGCCTCGGTATTGGCGCTCTTAAATCCATCTGCTAAGGTCTTGGAACTTCCGGCGCTGCTATTGAGCGCCGTGGTGATGGAGCCTGCCTTTGCCGCGGCGGTCTCCATGGAAGAAATGAAGTCCTTCGCGTCCAGTCCAAGTTTTGCAATGAATTCAGCCATTAGAGGTATTTATCGTGTTTGTTACGGGTTGCAGGTGTCCAGCGTTTCGCGCGTGCTAGTGCTGCTAGTTTGACGAATTCTTCGTAAGGAAGGTTGCTAAGCTCCCCGTATGAATATCCCGTCGGCTCCACAAGCGAGATCGCTACGAACTCTTCATGGACGTCTTCGGGCAAAAACTGCGATCCGTTGCCATAATCAGGTATCGGATCGCCGTATTCATCGATGAAGCTCACGTGATTGATAGGCCAGTGACTGACCACAAAGCACGCGACCTCGACATCATTTGAATAACTCACAAAATTTCTCGCCGTACTCCGCAACCTCCTTCCAACTCATGTCTTGCCAAAAGTCGGAGGTCGGTTCGGTCATCATAAGTGCAACGTCGGACGCACTCATTCCGTTCGGGTCGTAGGTAGCACGGATGCAGTCAATACAGAGCGCAATCGATTCAGGATCGCAGCTGATTGCCACGTCCGGGAAGAACAGGGTGCGAGCAACATCAGGCGAATCGGCAGCGATACCAAGTATGCGGCGCTGTATTTCTTGCTTTGCCGCCTCTTGTGATTCTTCAGGCGTCATGTTCTTGTAATTGCCTGCGATGGTCTCCACGGTGGCCATGTTGAAGTCTCCGCTCGGAGTGATAAGCGACGCAAGATCAGGGATCTCTTTCATCAGCTTCAACACAAGCTCGACGTTCTTTGATTGGCTTGTTTGTGCAGCGCGCGCTGTCAGCTTTTGCTTCCATTCAAGCATGCCCGCGTGCGTGCGCAGTGTAATTGTCTTCGGCTTCACCGCGATGCGGTGACTGCCTGATATGAGTGTTGTCATGGTGCTCCTTATATGACGTTAAACAAAAAGGGGCGGACGTCCCGCCCCTTCAAAAATACTACAGGAAGTATGAACGGCCGTACTTCTGCGATGTGGTCTGCGTTTGTGTAGCCGCTGTGGTCGATGCAACAGCTGAAAGCAGTGCGGGCGGGATGGTTACCGTGCCCTGAACTTCTACAGATTGGAACATGAGCTTCGGACGATTGTACTTCGCGCCTTCTTGCTTCCATGAACCGCTCGACAGATCGAGAATACATGCGAAACATGCTACCTTGTTCTTGCCAGCGGACGCGCCGCCTGCAACTGTACCACCTTTTACGATGGCATACAATGTCTTGTTGGAGTTGGCGTTTTGCTTTGATCCATTTTCGTAGGTGATGGATTCAACACCTGCAATCGAGTAGTCCTTGTAGGTCTCGATAAACGTGTTGTATGCTTCATCGTCCTGAATTTGGTCGATGGTCATTGTCCAGATACCGGTGTTGTCGATCGCAATGTCGGTTGAGATTTGATCTGCGAACGATGCAACCACGGTGGTGCCGATTGAAGGCGTTGTGCCGTTGGTAAAGGTTACGAATTGCACGTAACGCCCACCATTGATGACTTGTCCTGCCATTATAGGTTTCCTTTTAAGTCGTTGAGAGTGAATAGTTGGTTCTGAAGCATCTTTGCGTAGTAATCGCGCAGATAGTCAGAGGTGGCAAGTTGTGCCGATAAGAGTCTTACGTTGCGTTCAAACCGCGCCTGCATTTTCTCACGACTTGCGATGTAACCCATGTGTGCGATCATGATGTTACTGGTCGTGACAAAGAAGCGGGCATTCTCAATTTGCGGTAGTATTTGCTCGTGTACCAAGCCGTTAAACCGCGCGCCTGTCGATTTCCGAAAAGCCCTGAGATGGGGAACCGCGTAGTACTCTGTTTTCTCGCCTTTGTTGTACGGTGGCTGTGAGCCAAAGCAGCCCATCATCACACCACCAACACCGAGCGGTAAATCTACTAAGTCTTTGATGTCTTCTTTAAACTGCGGAAGCAAGTAGTCATCCGAGTCCATCCACATGCACCAATCATTGGTGGCAAGATCGATGCTATAGTTGCGCGCTTTGGCAAATGAAAAGTTCTTGTAGTACCATGTGCCGACTCGGTACTTGTTGCCTTCGTGCTCGTACTCATCGTTGAACTCGAAATGGTCAGCATCCGATTGCACCGTCTCCACAATGCAGATTTCTATGCCCTTCGGCAGTGATGTCAGCATTCCGCGCAGCTCTTCCTCGTGGTCGGAGTGCGTGATGACGATCACGGATACCTGCTCGCTTTTTTGCATGTCGCCTTCCATTAGTTGATCTCCGTGATTATGGTTGCGGTCACAAGCAGTGCCGTATTTCCGACGTTTTGCGAGGTGTCCATGTAGCCGTAGGACTCGGTAACGTCAAGCTGCACAAGTCGGTGCGTGCGGATGCCGTCGGTTACTTCAGAGCCAATGACATCGTTGTTGATAAGCGCCGTTTCAACCCGCCCGATAATATCCGCCGCGTGTTCGGACGCCGCGCCGCGATTGTTCGGGGCGGTCGGATTGTTCCACCTGAAGATCACACCGACATCGATGTAATGAAGTTTGCGCGCAAGCCGCGCATCTTCCATCTGCATATTCTCGAGCGTGTCTTTGATGATGTACGCGTATGCCTCTGTCTTGACTGCCTTATCAAGATCGGGCTTTTGCGCGTACACAACATCAAAGATGCCGACATCGGAGAGCACCTTGCGAACTTGTGTGAGTATGAATAGGCCTCTTGTCATTATGCTGAGTTCCAAGTTGTGATACAGGCGTTGACGATAGCCTGCAATCGTTCTTCAAAACCTTCTTTTGCGTATTTCTGTAGTGCAGGAAAGAAGTACGGTCTTGCCGGTATCTTAGACTTCCCTGCCGTGCCACCGAACTCATGGATGCGCGCATAAGGTATCACGGATAGGTCGATACCAAGTTTAATAAACGGATTGGTTAGGCTCCGGCTGATCTCCGCAATGTTGCCGCGCTGCTTTGGCTGAAGTGATCGCACCAAATTTCCATACAAGATATACAGCTGATTGGTATCGTTTCTTAGCGCTCTCAGTTTGCCCGATTTCGTCCGCACGTTGTTGGACGTTGTGGCGCTATTCATCTCGTCAGCATAATACACCTGCAAATCGACCTGAGCCTCACGAAGATTAAACTCCGTTGAGGTTTCTAAGGTCTTGAGCGTGCGCTCTTTTGCCGCCTGCATTTGCTGTTCTAGGGTCATACGGCGTAGATGGTGTATTTGGTAATGATCGGACGGATGCGCGCAATCACGTCAGCATAGGTAAGCGTGCTTGTGATGCTGTTTTGCGTTATAGCCCGCGATGCAAGCCCCGCGCGTGCCTCGTTTGAAACGCTTGTCTCGTTGTAAATGTATACTGCTAGTTCAGATGCAGCGTGTACGAGATCGTCCGGGATGGTGGTGTAGCCGACGTTAAGAACGGCTTTGTAGAAATTGTAACCGAAGCCCGCTGGGTTATATATTCGAGTCTGACTATCGTCCACGAATAAAGTGGCTCCACTGTCAGATGCCCACGAGTCGCTTGGCAACGTCCGGTGAGATAAAGATACAAGCGTTGCCGGTACAGTATAGGGGACAAGTTTTGTACTATATCCATTGCCTCCGAGTAGTTGCTCAGCGAGGGGCCTTGAGTCTGCAGCGCCTCGGAACTCGTAGTTAACGGACTCTTGCTCAAGGGGTTGGTTGCATAGAGTTTTAAGTATGCTTCCAGCTTGGACAATGCAAGCAGTAATCGTCGAATCACGTTCGGTATCCAGTGCATCGATGTTAAGGTAGTTAGCCTTCAGTAGTGTTGTAGTGGTGAGCATCGGGTTCGAGTGATGTGATGAAAAGCTGAGTTAAAGGCACAATAGGTCGTAAACAATACGGCACCGGAACTGCCTCGCCCCTTCCAAGTTGCAAATAATATCCGCCGTCTGGACTCATATCCAGCCCTAAGCGGCTCTTTATGTAGAAGGCGTACGCAAGGTAGGCAAGTGCCGTAAGAAATGCGCCTATGTAATAGACTGAAATCATGCGAGTGGTGGATAGGTGATTATCCCTGTTGATGACCGAGCCATGAGATTGCCGGCGGGATGACCAAACGTCTTTTGAAGATGCGGATAGTCCTTGAACTTCGCCCAATCCCCGCCCCATTCCCATCCCTTGGCCTTAAATGCTTTTACGACCTGCAACCAATCTTGCTCATTGTCCTTATTGAAGTCTGCCCGCATATCCCACGAGGCTTTGAGGCTCGGAGTGAGCAGGCAGAAATCAAGTGCAAGACCGTAATTGTGGTAAGACCGTCCACCTTTTGCGTTGGTAACGATCTTGCCCGGTGTCGTTCGACCAATGGAATACAATGCATTTTGTTCCTCCCAGCTTCGGAGCGTGTAAGTCACACGAAAGCCGATACCGTTTGCCCAAATATCAAAGGCAATATCCATTGCTTCCTCACGAATGTCAGGATGCAGTTTCTTGATACGCTCTATGGATATTTTGTCAGGTAGCATTACTTGGTTTCAGCGTCTTTGGCGAACAAACCAACGAGGAATAGAGCCAGCGCAAGTAATCCGTCCGATACGGGTTGTGGTACTTCCACTCCGAACAAACGAACGATTACGACGATTGCGCCGATAATGGATGATAGCGAGGTTTTCCAATTCTTTAGCATTGCTGCTTCCTTATATAGTGAGTAAAGTTTCCACAGTGTGGGTAAGTTTTTAGCCACGTACCACATCGCTGTGAATGTGCTAATGGTTTCTGTTGCCTGCTTATGTACGAACGTGTCATTTTCGATATCAAACTTTGCTTTGATCCGTTGTATATCCCGAAGCGAGTGAGCATCATAGCCCGTCAAGTTCGGTACATACGGCATCTCGGCATATTCAGCCTTCGTGAGTTCGGGTCGTAATTCCATAGCGTGCCATTTCGATTTTGATTGTTGTGATTTCCTTTGCTACGGAGTCGATTTGATGTTGCACGATGCTTAGTACCTCGGTGCGGTTTTGCATTTGCTCAGAGAGCTTTGCCATGTCCGCGCGCATCTGCACTAAGGTCTGTGCAATCCATACGTTGAAGCCCATTGAAAGTGAAAGAGCAATACCAAGTGCCCAGAGTAGAGTTTCCATTAAACCAGTGTGTCTTTAATGATGATGAAAACGTAAGGATCGGGCGCCGCAGGTATCGTCTGTATTTCTCCGTTCTGAAAATTGATCTGCCATTCGCCGTAATACTTACCCGATGTGTTAACCTGTGAGGATGTAAACAAGTACGTCACCTGTCCGCGCGTTGCCGCCTGGCTTTGATCCAACAAAGCGCATGACTGCTTGTTTACTTTCACCGTGCCCGCCGTGCTAGTCATCGTGAACACAACGGTGCAACCTGTGAGGTCGATCGGGCCGTTGTCATCGATGAGAGTGACTTTGAGCTTTGCGGTATCGCCTTTTTTTCTGTAGATTTCAGTGGCCATTATGCCCTCACCATTAGTTGTTGCGATGCGTGCGGCACCGCTTCTTTGTTTGTCTGCGCTCTCGCGTTTGTCACCTGACTTGATATGGCTTCTTTGATGCCAAGATCACGCACTGTATACATCAGATTATTAGGCACAAGTTTGATCGCTCCGGTTACGGTGACGACGCTGATTGTGTTGTCAAAACTGACATCCTGACCTGCGAGAATATACGAACCGGAGCCGGACTGAACGCGATGATTTGCGCGCAAAATTACGCCCGATGGAGTTACCACGTAATTGCCAACATCCACAGGCATTTGGCGGCTCGTTTTTAGCCCCGCATTTTGCCCTGTGAGCGTGAAAACGGTGGACTCTGCCGTAACCTTGCGCCCTGCCTTTAGCCCCGCCTGCGTACCCGTAAGAGCGTAGGATGCGGATGCCGCGATCATCTGCCATCCACGGAAAAGCGTCGACGCCGTCATGGTAAGTGCAAAGGATGCACTATCCGCAGCCATTTTGCGCGTGGTCTTTAGTCCAGCAGCCGTCATGGATAACACGAGCGTTGCGGATTCAGCGATCAACTTGCGCACACGGATGAGATTCGCATCCGTCATCGATAGCGTGAACGCTGCATTGCCTACCGTCATTTCGCGGGTTACACGAAGTGCTGCATCTGTCATGCTTAGCACTAACGATGCAGATTCGGCAACGAGCTTGCGCGTGCGACTGAGTACAGCATCGGTCATGGATAGCGTGAACGAAGCATTGCCCGCGGCAACTTTGCGCCCCGCTTTCAACTGCGCACCGGTCATGCCTAGCGTAAACGATACCGATGACGCGATCATGATGCGGCCGCGTACAAGATTAATCGTTTGGCCTACTAACGTGAATGACGTGGTTGCTGCCGTCATTTTGCGGGTTACTTTCAGGCTCGCATCCGTGCCGGTGAACGTAAACGATCCGTTCTCCGCAAGTAACTCAAAAGCTCCTACCTTAGTTAGCGATACATCTTGGCCCGTGAGTACAAATGCACCATTACCTGCGGTCATTTTGCGGACTGCCCTAAACGTGGCATCCGTCACGGATAGCGTGTACGCTCCATTATCGGCAGCAACCTTGCGCCCTACTTTTAGCGCGGCATCTGTCAGCGATAACGTAAACAAACCGTTGCCGGCCGTCATCTTTCGTGCGTAGCGAAGCGTTGCATCCGTCATGGATAACGAGTACGCTCCACTGCCGGCACTCATTTGGCGGGTTACTTTGAGCCCAGCCGCTGTCATGGATAGCGTGAACGTTCCGTTCGCCGCCGTCATTGAGAAACCGCGACGGAAGTTGGCATCCGTCATGGATAGCGTGAACGCTCCGTTATTAGCTGCGACCTTGCGACCGGCTTTAAGACCGGCATCGGTCATTGATAACGTGAATGCCCCATTTGCCGCAGTCATTTTGCGGCCGATTCGTAGTCCGACGTCCTGACCTGCCTCATTGAACGCTCCGTTCTCCGCCGTCATCGAGTAGCCGCGACGAAGGTTGACGTCCTGACCTGCCTCGTTGAACGCTCCGTTTGCCGCCGTCATCTTACGGGCAGTCCGTAGCCCCGCGGCCGTCATCGATAGCCTGAACGTGCCGCTATCGGCCGTCATTGTGTAGGCGGTTCCGCCAATAGCTATGTTGTTAGCAGCAAACGGACTACCAAACTGCACGAAGTCGAGCAGTTCTAAATCAATAGTTGACTTACTCTGCGGCAATAACGGAGAGCCGTAAAGGTTGTAGTCAAGTAATGGTAAATTGGTAGGTAGTGCCATTATGCTTGCGTTACGGTTGCATCACCAAAGTAAACTGTTCCCGTTGAACCCGCTACCGAGTAACTTTCAAGGTCAATCTGCACCACGCCAGCCGCCGATGGTGTGCAGGTTACCGATAATTCCTGCCATGTGTCGATTGCGGCTGTGATTGTTGCCGTTACATCAGCGTCTATGCCAGGAGTAACGTATTTCTTCAATCGTACACGGCCTTCTACATTCGTCGATGTACGGTAAACCCAAATCTTGAACGTTACAAGTGTCGATGCGCCGACGGCAAACGGTTGCAGTGGTTGCACGATTGGCATATTTGTGAAATGGTCAGCAGTAGGACTATGCGCATAAGACCGCGTTGCCGTTCCGTGAACAGGTGTATTTACGTCAGTAACAGTATTAGCTGAATTTACATACTGATACCCTGCGTATGTTGAATATCTTGAAGCTTTAATTGCAGGCATTGTGTTTTGATTGCTGAAAGGAGTCGCCTCTGATATACTAGCATTATTTAGACGCAAAAGACCAGATATAGCTACTGCGTTAACATTGCCTGATGTTGTCAGCCCGTTTAGTTCTAAACAACCCACAAGGCTGATAGCCTGTGCGCCATTGTCACGAAGAACGAAGTTTTGACCACTTGTAATTCCGTTTATATTAACTCCAAAAGTATTATTGTTATTTGAAATCACATCGTTCAAAACACAATATGCAGATGTAGCGATACCAGCCCCATTATTACTAAATGTATTTGGGCTTTGCAAACAGGATGCTGTCGGTGATAGTGGCACCACGAAATTGCTGATTCCTGTGTAATTCTCAAGATAACTATCTGCCGTCATTGTAAATGTAGTATTACAAGCATAGCTTGAGCAGTTGTAAAATCTTAAATTTCTTCCACTTGCCGAAAACGGACTTGCGCCCCATAAAACACAAAGTTTATTTATATCAATATTGGAAAATCCATTAGTATTGATACAAAAACTTGTGTTTATGTTGCGATCTGCCTGTAGAAATGTTGCTCCATCCTGCGTACTCATATTAGTACGATCCCATCCACCTGAATAGATTATGCGAGCAGTTGCAGTACCTGCCTCATTCATTGTTTGTTGCGAGGTTAGTCTAATCGTATCTCTTACATACGCTGTTGTGGTTGTAGTTGTATCGTGCCATCCTCTACTTGTGTTTGATCCCTGAATGTTGTTTTGTTCTTGTTCAATTATCACTGTAGTATCATTAACTGAACGTATCGGATACCATACCATATTCGTTGCTGATGACGATGTGCCAATGAGAGCGTTTACATGTAGGTCATTGCAGGCAAAGATGTTATCGATCAGCACGTTGCTTGTGCCGGGATCGAGTAAGGCGGTCAATGCTACCGACTGAATGGAACTTGAAAGCGCCGATCCGTTTTTGAAGGTTATCGGTTTCCAAATGTTTGCGCCAAATGCCGTATCAATAGTAAATGAATGCACAGGCGTTGCACCTGCGGTGTCACTACATAGGTCAATTCGGAATGTACTCGCGGAAGTGGCTATGGATGTACGCATCCAAAACGATATGTTGTTGTATGCCGATAGGTTAAGTGTGCCTGTTGCTTTATAGCCAATTAGCCCCGTAGTAAATGCAGCTGCCACTGCAAGCTGCACCGCGTTTGATCCTTCTTTTCTTGTTGTTGTTGTGGTAGGGGTTACGTTCGTTGCTCCCGTCCATGCCGTTTCGCAGGTATCTATGTTTAGCGTTTTCGCGCTTGCAAGCGTAATTGTGGGGCTTTGTTTTGTGAAAGTACAGTTGACCCCAAGACTCACAGGGTCGGGGCTTTTCATTATGCGTATGGTATCGCCCGGTGCTGTGCGCGCGGCAGTTGCGCCGCTGGTTATAGTTTTCCAGCGGTTTGCGAAGGTTGTCCCGTCATTGGAATCATTGCCACCTTCAAAGTCAAGGTAAAACGTCGCCACGATCTAACTCCTTCATATTCTTTTCAATCTTTGCCAGCACGTCGAGCAGGTCTTGCTCAAGTTCGTAGTGTGGAGTACGCAGAGTAAGCGGCAAACATTCATCGCAGAGGTATATTTGAAGCCCGCCATAGCCAAGCCAGCCATCGGACTTACCGCCTACGCACATGATAGACAAAAACCCGTCATCTGAAGTATATGTCTCAAATAACGGGTTCTCGAATTGTCGTAGCGTGAATACAACTTGATCGCCGACGATTTCGCCAGTGTAATCAATCATTATGCGAGCGTTAATGTGGTAGCGCCAAAGTCGATGGTGAATGTCTCGGTGTCGTTGAGCGTAATCGATGAGCCGTAATCGTAATATCCGATCAGGTTATCCGATGCGCTTGTGTCGTTGTAGAGCACAACATAACGAAATGGGCCAACCGTACCACCTGATGCCGTCAGTGTTAGGTCAGCCGTTACAAGTGAATACGTGCCACTTGTCTGCGAAGATGATGATGTGGTGATGTTACGTGAGGAACAGTTTGTATAGCTGATTTGCGTGATGTCAGTGAGCACGGAATTTGACGCGCTCGGTGCCGTGTTCGTCAGCGCGATGGTAAGCTGATCGCTTCCAAGGTTGTGCACCTTCTCTGCCAAAGCTTCAACGAACGGGTTAAATTTTACGAAGGATGCCATGGTATTCCTGAAAAATTAAGGGGCGGACTAGCCGCCCCCGTGAAAAATTACACTACTAAGTATTGACCAAGACCAAGCCCTGTTGCGGTGTGGGGCTGAACGTCAGCGCCCGATAGGATACACTGAGATGCAACGTATCCGCCCGCTGTACCATCGCCAAAGGTGATAACCAAATCAAGGTACTTCTTGCGACCCTTCAGGTCAACGAAGATTGCGTACATTTTGTTATCGTCGGTAGCGGAGGGCAAGGTGGATGTTGTGCCCGTAGCATCGGCATCTGTGCCGAAGCGAGCGCCCACAATGTCGGCATATGAGCCGTCGGTGTCGGATTCCTGCAACTTCAGCGCGGTTAGCGCGATGTCGGTTGCGCCAAGCTCAACGAGGAAGGTTGCATAAGCAAAGCCTTCGGTGTTTACTGAGTTGGTTACCGCGCTTGTGTTATCGAGAATTGCCGCAGGCGGTGTTACGTTTACGTACTTGACTGATTGCAGTGCGTTTGCCATTATTTAGGTCTCCTTAGATTATGCGTTTTGTGAAATGAGAGCCGCAACTGCGCCGCGTGTACGGTTTGCTGCCGTAGCGTTGTAGTTACCGTTATCGTGAACGATGAAGTCGAAGCGCTCGGTGCCAAGAACTTGCGCGCTGCGTGTGAGGAAGTTTGTTTCCGATTGTGTGTTGGTTGCGATCTCTACGCCCTGACGATCACAGAAGATCGAAGCTTGTGACAGATCACCAAACAATGCGAATACTTGGCTGTTTGCTTCGGTGCTCGGCATCGCGTTTACGTACACAACAGGATAGCCCAAGAAACGCTGAGGTACGCCGTTTGTTGCGTCAACTGCAGCGTTGCCGCCAAGAGCATACATAAGGCGCTCCATTGTTGCAGCAGCAGCAGCGTCGTGGATAAACCATGAGGGGTTGATACCGGGATAGCGAGCGATCTTGTTCTTCACGTTAATGAAGTCTTGCATGGTCACTTCGCTGAATGCGTTACCCGATGCAACAACACCCGAACCCAAGTAGCCCTTGTGTGTATCGTTTGTCCATGTTCCGCCGCCATCTTGCAATGTCTTTTGGAATGCATAGGTAAGGCCTACGATACCGCCGTACTGCGATGTTCCGTCACCAACGAACGCGCACTGATCTTCCTTGATAGCCATAGCATACGCAAGTTCGCGTGTGATTTCGTCGGCGAGGTTTACAGATGCATCGGCATCCAAGATCAGGGAGTACTTTGTGAGCGCGCCCAAAATCTTCGGTGTGAGTGTGATGGTCTGCCATTGAGCGTCGGTCGATGTCGGTGTGCCTGTCTCAGAGAGAAAGTACGCGGTGTTGCCCGATGCGCGTTTCCACTTGATCTTGCGATCGGATGTTGTGGATGTCACGTCGGCATAGTTACGGATGATTCCGTACTCTTCGACCATGCGAACAATCGCGGTCTCAACTTCGGGGATCACAAACAAGCCAGCGCCGCCTTCGACATTGGAGCTGAGCGCTTTGAAGTCCACGCCGTTTGATTCACACCATTGCTTTGCTTCTCCGGAGTTGCCAAGTGCGGCTTGGAAAAAGCGGCCAGCCTTGTAAGCGGCTTCGTTATTTTCAAATACGCGGCTCTTACGTGCCGGTGTTGCGTGTACTGTGTTCACGGTTTCGGTTTTGGTAGGTGAAGGGATTACCGGTACGGGTGTCTTGAGCGATGCAAGGCGTGCTTCGTTTGCTGCCTTGATTTCGATGCGCTTTTCGATGGCCTTCTTGTCGCCTTCGAGCTTCTCGATTTGCTTAACCAGTTCATCGGCCTGATCGAGCTGAGCTTGTGTAGGTGCTTCAGCGTCTAAAATGACTTGCAACTGCGCAGCGAGTTCGCCAAGCATTGCAATGATTTCTTCCATTGTCATAGTCTTTGTTTGATTAGTTCATATTTCAGTTTCAGTTGGCGCGCCCGTAATTCGAGCTGCTTTTCTGTTGGTTGTGCGGATGCTAACATATCTTCTAGGTCGGCAAGTCCTGCCTTGACCGTTTCAATAAAAGCATTCACGCGTGTAACGTTCGCGGCGCTAAGTTTGCGCCCTTCCTTGACTCTCATCTCTCCACGTACCTTCGTGCGCTCCAAGAACCGCTTGATGTCTGTGACCAGAGCATCCGCATCGGAGTCGAAGGACATTTGAGATTTCATCGATAGGATCGCCGTTGCCGGATTCGCACCGACCAGCACCGGAGACCACTCCATTAAGTTTACATCTGTTAGTTCGCGGACACCGTCTTCCGCCATTTGGTCGGAGTTGACCGTATAGCCGATGGAAAATTCGTCAATGATGCCTTCAGCAATATCGCTGAACGCTTCTTTGCCGCGCTGTGTGTTGAGGTTGAATTTGCCGCGGATGAATAATCCGCCGTATGCTTTGATGGACTCAGGTAGGCGAGGGTCGCCGCTCTTGAGTTCGATGGCTTCGAGAGTCTTGGCAACAGGAAGTTCCCAGTTGTGCATCCAAACTCCCTTTGGCATCTTGGTTTCAAGAGACTTGGTAAAAGCCCCTTGAATAACTCGCTCGTTGTAGGAATCGATATTGTCGAAAACAGAGACGACCGCTTCAATGATACCCTCTGAAGCGCTTTTGATGTGGGCCTTGAGGCCATGTTTATATTCCATATACGAAAAAGGCGCAACCGCCTATAAGTTAGGTGATTGCGCCTTTTCGCAATGAAACGGTGGGTTGCAGAGAGCGCTCTTTGTCTCGAACACTTACTACGCAGACAATCTACGCAATCTGTTTAGTTTCTACAACTATTTTTTTTCTAGCACGCTTCGCATCCACGTGCTCTTGCTTTAAGACACGCAAAGCCTCAATTAGGTTATCGGTATTTATGCACAATCTGACCGCCATGTGCACCTGTGATCGGAGTTTTGCCTCGTCTTCCCAGTTCAGTTTCTTGTTTTCGGTTGGGTTGGTCATATTCGCCCCGCTCGTGTTGGTGTTAGAACACAGTGACATTTGCAAACATCTTTTGGGAGCCCGTTGGGATCTCCGGGATGGCTAAGGCGCCGCCCACTAAGTATCCAATACCCTTCCGAATTAGGAGGTGTTCGATTTATGGCAACGTGTGATGGGCGCACGCTCGCATCGTTGCGGGTTGTCCATATCGGCACAATCTTTTTGCTAGGGTCTTGTATCTGCCTATTGCGTTTCTTCCAAGTTTCTATCTGTGCTTTGCCTGCCGATGAAGTAGTCGTTGTTTGCCCGATTAGATCAGCTCTTGACCCTTTGATTGTAGTGAATTTGTCTTTTATCACCTGAGATAGTTCCTCTGCTGATAAGTTCGCATTCTCTTCGATTGTCTTGCGCAGTTCGTCGCGGATGGTTCCAACGGAGAGGCTGATCTGCGCTGTCGATTGGTTTGTTGCTTCCTTCAAAACGGCCTCGAAGTTCGTATTGCCGAACTCTTCCATCGTTGTGCCCGCCTGCTCTAAGCTGTCACCTACCACATTCGTGACCAGCGCGTTAAAGCTGCGCTTTGTGCCCTCGACAAACTTCTTCACCCAAACGGAAAAGTTGAACGGATCGGCTTTTACCGATACGCCGCCGCGGGTCTTCACCGATGTGAGTACCGTGCGCTCAAGTTCGGCCGCTACTTTGGCGAAGTCCTTTGCAATGCGCTTTACGTAAAGTTCGTTGCGGTCATCCTGCCGCTTCCATTCGACCATCTCGTATTGCTCAGAGTATTCTTTACCGAGGTAGTCATGAGTCACCTCACCTTCGAAAGACGGGAACGCGTCCTCGTCGATTACCTCAGGCGGTTCGTATGTTCCTTCAGGCTGCGGTGCGATTGGTTCGGTTCCGATCGGCGCCATCGGGCTAAGCTGATAAGTAAACACATCACCTTCAATGATCGGCGCTTGCCCTAAGAGTACGCGGGCTTCGTTTTGGGTAATGATGTTGGCTTGAAATTGCTGAATAGCCGACGCCTGCACAGATTCCATGCTCGGCTGCAAAGCTTCGACGTGCGACATGTCGAACTCAAGTTCAATATCGGGGTATTCCTTTGCAAAACCTTGCTCGAATGTTTCTTCCCATGCGTTCCAAATCGGTACGCGTGTCAAGGTGGTGAATTGCTTGAATGCTTCCTCCATGTTGGAGTAGGTGGAGTTCATAAGCCCTGCATACGTCATCGCCACAAGCGGATGCACGCGGAAGGCTTGGCATATCGCTACCTCTGCTCGGCTGATGATGTTGTCCGCCTGCAATTCCTCGAGGTTAAATGACAGTCGCTCGTAGGTTGCGCCACCTGACAGCACCGCCGTGCGCCCTCGCTTAGCACCGCCGTAGTTATCGCCAAACTGCTCACGAATAAGATCAATCTGCTGTGCGTTCATTGCCGCTTCAGGTGGGAATGATAATAGGCCCCGCGGCATACCGTCGTTCTTCAGTGTCGAGTAGATGATCTTTTCCATTTCGCCGTAGATGTCCACACCACGCGCCGCTGCCAAAATCGGGCTCATGCCCTTGTGAGGCCTTAGCGGGTCGATGATGTGGCTGCGGAAATGGATAACATCGTCAGCCGGTATGATCTTGGTAACATTGTCCACTTTGTATTCGTAGTGGTCAATCCATTCGTACTGGCTCGGTACTGGGCTGATCTGCCCATCATGGTATGGATAGAGTCCGACCACGTTGCCTTGCGCGCCGCGCACTTTGACCACATAGCAGTTGCCGCCGATGGATACATACGACGCAATGAACGATAGCAGCTGCGCGCCTGACATTGCTTTGTTTGGTTTCTGCAATAGTTTGGTCAGCGGATGCTCTTCTTGCTCCACGCCGTTTTGCATAACATACAACGGCGGCTCTGATAGCGTCATGGTGTATGCCGAGATACAGCCCTGTACTGCGGCGTTTTGATACATGCCCTGCTTAACAAGCTCGGCAAATGATTGGTTCAGTTCAAACGTAGCCCCACCACCGATTTGATACGCCGAACGTGGCTGCGGTAGTGGTAGCTGTTTGGCTCTTGAGATTTCAAGCCCAAAGAGTTTCATATTTGGAAGGCGAAAAAGTTTTGCGCGTGACCGGCAAATGAATAAGCGAGCGCGTCACACATATCGTCATGCGCGCCATTTGGAAAAGTAAGTAACTCATCCTCGAATTCCCGGATGAGGTGTTTAGAATGGAACACGTATCCATGTTCATACTTCCCTTCCACCGGTATGAAGCGCGTGACCTTGTCTTTCGTCGGATGCGCGCTCTTGATTGGAAGGGTCGTAGTTCTTATCAGCTCTTGAATCATTGCCGCCTGATATTGCACCGCCTCGATGGTGATGATGTGCGGGCTGTAGCGATCTGCGAGGTTCTTAATGGTTTCGAGTGTGGCGTTGAATGAGTCCTTGACTCTGACCACATCAACAACGAACAGCGAATCGTTGTGCTTTGCCGAAACCACGATAGCGGAGAAATCCGCGTCTGTCTTTTTGGAGATGGCAAGATCAACACCGAACGCAATCGATGCGCCCTCAGGTGCTTCACCGTACTTTATCCATTCACGCTTGAGGCGCGCACCCGCAGTAACAACAAGGTCTGCCATGATTTCCTGTGCATAGATTATCGATGGCATATCCTTTCTCGTGATCTCCAATTCCTCCGGGTCTATGAACGGGTTGGTGTGCGTCGGATAGTGGAATTGCGCCCAACGATCGTCTTCTCTCGTGCAAAGTTTGTCGTTGAAGTAGGAGCCATAGAAAGGCGTAGATGCAAACCATGCACCGCCTTTGAAGTCCACAAGCGTTGGTCTGATCACATCTATCCATGCTCGCTCAAGGTTAGGTGCATGCGCTGCCTCATCGATTAACGCCAGTGCGTATCGGTTTCCACGCGCCGCGTCAAAACGATGGAGGCCGTACCAATCCCACGAGGCGTCTGAACCTTTAAGTCGCATTTGGAACTTGTCTTCAGACGCATAATCAAGAATCGGAGCAAAGAATTGCTTTGCCTCCGTCCAGCGTTTCTCAAAATCCGTATAGGTTGGAGCATAGTAACTTACAGGCAATCCTGCGAATAGAGTTTCTGCGGCAAGCGCAAACATCAGACGAGACTTACCCCATCTGCGACCACAGCGAAGTACATTAAAGCGTTTACGCTTCGTCAGTGCTTCCATCTGTGCCGGATGGAGCGGTATGTCCCGGTACTTCGGCATTCACAAATCTTAATACAATGTGATCATCAGTTTCAATCTTGGTCTCCGTCGTTTGCTTCGGCGTGCCATAAGCAGAGTCCATCACCGCCTTGTATGCGTTAACGTCTTGGTCTTCAATGGCTTTCCTGATTAGCGAGAGTGTCATCTTATCTTCCATCGAAAGATGCTCTTCCACACCTGTGAGTAGGTTCTTATGCTTCATCATGATGCTTAGCCACTTCATCGCGATCGTCGCTCTGTTGTGGCTACCTTTCTCCCTACCTTTGGGGTTGCCCGATTGTCCGGGCTTGAATCGATGTGGTAATACGTTTTCGGGATTAGGCATATCGCTGCAGCATCGCTGCTATCGATTAACATTCATAGGTCTCTATTATTTCTTTGACCATATCGAGAGACCAAACGATATACGAGTCACCACCGGCACTGCGGATATCATCGGCAACTCGGAGTTGAATAGGTGAGACTTTGGCACGGTCGGACCGTTTAACCTCAAAGGCAACAAACTTGCCATGTATGCAACAAATGATGTCAGGTATTCCGACCTGTGAAGATACGATTGCTTTGTAGTGAAAGATGCGCTTGGATTTAAGGTACTTCATTATCGCTGCTTGAATATCACGTTCAAGCGGTACCGGCTTGCGTTCAACTACATAGCGTTCAAACTTCATTATCGGTAATCTCTCATAAAGTGGCTTAGCGTGTAATCTTCCTTGTTTTGCACCATATTGAGGATTCGTTCCTCGATGCCACCGACCGCGCACAAGTAGTGCACAACGGCAGGCTTGGTTCGGTTCATCTTTTGCAGCCGTGCTCTCGATTGGATGTAGTGCATGGCTGAAAAGTTTATGTTTAGGAAGATCAGCACGTCAGCGACCGATAGGTCAACACCTTGTGATCCCGATTGTATTTGACTAATATAAACAGAGTCTGGGTCGTTTGCAAATACTTTCGGGTCGGAAGTGGTGTTATCAAGCACAAGCTCGAGCATGTCACGTTCGGCAACGAACTGGTAAAACACCGCGATCTTTTGCCCTTCGTAGTTGTCTCGTATGTACTTGGCCTTGGACGTGTCTAAAATTAGCCCTTTTCTATACACGTTGCCGTCATCATCTATAAAATCTGTAATACATGTACCACTAGAAATTTGGTGAACACATGATCGAAAGGCCGATGCCGTGTTGCATACTATCTCAATACCTTGGAACGATGTCATGCGGGCAAGCTTTAACTCGCGGGTCATACGAGCAACTTCGGCGCTCATGACCACAGGTACGCGGGCTTCCGTTACCCTCGAAACCTCAAAACCGGCGTCCGATTGGGTAAAGGAATGGAATAGATGCTCGGTTTCCGCAAAAATTCGCTCTTTATTGGCCTGCGAGTAGTCTTTGACCACCACGCCCGAAAATCGTTTTTCCTTTACGGTCACGTAATCTTTAGCCCATGCGTAGAAGTTCGCGTACTTCGACCACGGTGAATGCGAGGATACCCACAGCTGATGGTATAACTGCGAGTACGATTCGGGGCTTGGAGTGCCAGATAGGTAGATGATGGGCTTGCCATGCAGGCATTGCTTCAGTTGCCGGGTCTTCATTGCCGGTTTGGGGAATTGCCCAAGCCCGTGTGCTTCATCTAAGATCACAAGGTCGGCTGCTTTGATCTCAGAGAGGAACTTTGGCACCTTTTCGTAGTTGAACACCATCAAATCAAAGGTCAAGTTATAGCTTGCCTGCTCATAATCCGATTCCACGGAGGCAATGGCCTTAAGTTTGGTAATGAAAACCACCTTTGGCCGGGTACCCTGGGTACCCTTGCCATTTTGAAGGGTACCCAGCCGTGCAGCCTCCAAACTGATTAGCGTCTTGCCTATTCGCATTTCAGCGGCAAGATAGGCAAGTCCATGATTTTTGAGAGTTTGCGCAATAGCGCCTGCAAGCTCGAGCTGGTATGGTCGTATTTTCATGAGTTGTTTTGATAGTGATTGGGTACCCTTGGGTACCCTGGGTACCCTGTTTACCAACATTAGCGGGAATTCCTCAGGGTACCCACTAGGCCCCCTCTCTATATATATATATTATATATTTATAAGTTTAGAAACAGGGTACCCGAGGGTACCCTACCCTACCCGATGGGTACCCTGCACTAAACTACCAATCGGATTTTGGTGTAAAATTGAACTTATCGCTAGCAACATCCTTGTATTTCAGCTCATATCCGTACTTCCCCTTCTTTTTCACCTGATTAAAGCCAGCATTAACCATTGCTGAGCCAATCTCTTGAATGAAAAGATTGGTTGTGGATACCTTACCCTCAAAGTTGACAGATAACCATCCGACAATGTCCGTGGCAGTTTGGAACAATGGTTCCGTGCCTTCATCGGGTTGAAAGATGTAATGATTCACAAGCTCTTCGGCAAGTCCAACCTTACGGTACTTGTTATTTGAGTACGAAACGTCGGCAATTTCTTCAGCATCGAACCAATACTGATAACCGGACAAAAACAAATCCTTTGCTTGCGCCCATACCCGCTTCATATCAATTCCATGCTTATGGTCAATCTCTATGGCCTCCACCACCAAAAACCTTCTATTGCCCGTATCGTCCGTCAGGAATCGCGATTTGTTTACCGAGCCTACAAAGGATGCCCACCTACGCAAAACGTCCGCAAATCGATCATATGGCCGCCTCACGGTGATTTCGTCAGTAGTCATGTAACTCTTCAGCGATCCAATCTCTATTCGTTGCATCGTTTCAAGCTCATCGAGGTTCACAAGGAAGCGTTCGGCCATCACGATCTGCATATCCTTGTCATCGCGTTTGATCGGGCCAACGTACCGGTATTCCGCTAACTCTTCAGGGCACAACCTATTGAGCCACGTGGTCTTACCCACACCCTGCCCGCCTTTTAGCACAAGCGCAGTGTGGTTAGCCTTTGCCGTCTCCATTTGAGCGACGTGAGCCACTAGCCACTTTGTCAGCCATGTTTGGAATTTCTGTTGGTTTTGTGCCGAGTCCGTGGTCACCGTTCGCGCAAGCTGAGCGATGTAATCCACGTTGTCATGCTTCGGCAGGTTATGGTACCACCACAGGAAGGGATTGTAGTCGTCGGTGAAATCGGATTCTATGACCGTTTTAACAAAATCCTTTGAGGTCTTGATACGATTCTGCTTAGTGCGCAGCCATAGCGAATTGAGATCTCGGTCCTTAAACAGCTTCCAATCGTTCGGGTTCTCATTGTCTGCCCAGTAATACCTTCCGAGCACCACGTTGTAGCGGAACCGGTAGAAGTCATTCAAGAACTCCATGACAGGATCATCATACACCACCGGTTCCGAGGTCTGCCCCTCAACGTCCTTAGCGTAGCCTTCGCCTTTAAGAGCGTTTGCTGCGCTTCTGAAGTCTCCGTTATGCTCAAGGCGGGCATAGACACCAAACGGATCATACGACCTGTCACAATCAAAATGCGGGGCATTGGACGTGAACACATGAAAGAGCATACGACCACCGTAGAAAAGCGATGCCGATACGCCTTGATCCTTACCGGGACGGGTAAGGTACACCACGCCTGCTTTTTCGAAGGCAACCTTCCATCCATGAGCGACAATCAGAGCCAAAAACTCCGCCTGCGTGATCTTTGCGTTGTATTCATCGCCGGGTTTGCTCTCGTTCTTATTGAGGATCTGATCTTTTGGTACGCGTGCCTCTTGGAAAACCTCGTTGAATGACCGGCAGACCACCATGAGGCGTTCGCGTTCATCGTCCGGCATAACCGGCACGTTGCGCAGGTCTCCTTCAATCACTTCATAGCCAGGCGTTGGATGCGCGGCAAAATACCCGCCTTCGCCACGTGTCTCAATTATGCAAAGCTTTTGCGCGTTTATGGCGATCTTCTTATTACCTTGGCCGGCAGTGGTGCGGTAGATAATGTGGTAGCCATTGTTCTTAGTGCGCTGAATACAAGCCGACTTCACATTTGCCAAAGCAAGTCGCTCTTTCAGGTCTTGCCACAACGTTTCGGTCTTATCATTCTTGCAATCCACATCGACAATCTCCACGCCACCGCTGATTTGACCGCAGACAATGCCGATGCCGGAGTGCATTCGTGACCATACCTCCAGTTCATCATCGGTCGGCCTCTCATTCTGCAGCGTTCCCCATTCGCTAATGGCAGGCCGTTTGGTTCCATCGGTGCGAATGGGCAGGATGGACAGCCCGGAGCGTACAAGCTCCTGTAGGTAATTTAATTCTAACATGTTTGTATAGGTAGGGGTAAAAAAAAGCGGAGGCAGCATGCTCGCCCCCGCATCGTGTTTCTCTTATCGAGGCATGGAGGAGCCCCGGCATGCTCACGAGTGTTAGAAGGGAGCGTTTACCGGAGCGAGGAAATGCTCATTTCGCATAGCATCGACCTCACGTTGCAAAAATGCAAGCTGATCGGTATCATCCCAAATCTTTTCACCTTTGACGGTGATCTGAACCATTGGCGGAAGTTCCCCGATGCCAAACCTCCAAGGGATCTTGTTGGCGTCTTGTTGAACGGTCACGCCTTTGCGAAGCTTGCCGGACGCCTTATCCTCGAAGTAATACGGCTTCACGTTAACACTGCGCGATAGCGAGTAGTGTGAGGTATTGAGCAAAGCGTTCAGGATGTACTTAGCGTATGATGAATCATAGCTGAGTTGCAGGATGTAACGTCCAACGTCATCCTTCAACTCAATAATCCACTTACGACCGAACTCCGTGTCTTTGCTGTAAACATCCGTCACCACGCCATCAACCGAGTCAAACTGACGTTCGTGTACTTCCTTGCCTGTCTTGGTCATGCGCGTAACATAACCTTCGCGTGCCTCTTTAGACCGCATGCACAATTTCCCCTCTGCAATAGTGAGGTAACTAACCGAGGAACGCTCGGTAACTTCATTGAGAGCCATAAAACCTCCGAATAGTGAAGCCTTAAAAAGATAGAAGCTCAATGAGGCGGGCTTCGGTCACCTCTATGGGCTGTGTCATGTTGATGCTACTGATGTAGCACTTACCGTCGTCAAAAGATGTGTTCTCAAATGTAACAATCACCCATCCTTTGTAGTTCCATTCCGTGCCGGCCACTCCTTTGGTCATCCAATCATGCATACGCCGAAACTGCCGCCGCTGCCCTGTGGATAGTTCTTTGCCGTGGGTCTTTACTTCAACAAACATAACCTCGCGGCGTTGCCAGTTCCACAGCATGAAGTCCACATCACTCACGGAGAAGCCCGTCTCGGAGTTCGGCAGGTTACGCCGCACCCAATTGCTAAAGGTCAAGTCTCGAGTGCGTGTGATTTCGGGGCGTGTCATCGTGCTGCTGCCGGTAACTCTTCGCATATTTTTAAATATATGCCTGCCGTTAATGCGTTGAGGTTAGGGTCCGATACGCAAACAAAATTAACAAACTCCTCCGCTAGACTTGCTAATATAACCCTATCGTTTTTGTTGTTTATCGGGTCAAGTTCATTGAACAGCAACACTGTCTCATTTTGCTTAGCATTGCGAACAGCCCACCATAATTGATCAACAAAACATGAACCTACCACATTACCCTGCCCCCTCTTAGCAAAATCCTTGATCTTCTTTTGTTCCTCAAATCGGAGTCTATCGTCATTAGCTTTATAGCATGCAATGTATTTTCTCATATTGTAAGTTCTCCATGTTGTTCTAAATATTCGTTCACAATAGATTTTGAGCGCTCAAAGTCGAGACCCACCGTCTCGTAATATACTTTTGTTCTGTTGCGTTCCATTACCTCTGATGCTGTAGTAAATCTTCCCTCTATTACCGCAGTTAGCCAGTGCCAATAATGCCAATCAGTACCAAAAAAACCTTCGCTTTCATAATGGCACACTTTGCATAACAAATGTAAATTTTCAACAGAGTCATCTCCGCCCGTCCACCTCGGCTTGATATGACATCTTTGAATACTACCGGGGGTGTCGCCTTCGCAAGCAAAACATGAATTTGGGTCTATATCCCTATCATACTTTTGTTTGAAATATTTAAACCAATGCTCTGCTATCTTTTGCCTGCTTGGCATTTTCCGACGCGATTCATTTACCATATCATCCTCCAAAAAAAAGGCCTGCCACTGCGAAGTTAGTACGTTTTATCCCGGGCATGAAAGCCCTATGTGAAAAAATATACAGCAGGCCTATAGTTGTTAATCCAGTTGGTGACGTACTCTCAAAAGCCTATCCACGTCCACGATCTCGAAGCAATCGCTCGGAGCCGTGCCGAGTTGAACCGTGCCGCGAGCGCGAATGATGTTTGACTTCTTAGGCTCGGGATAGAGCGCTTTGTGTTGGTGTACGAGTCCTGAAAGGGCAGTGCCTTCGAGCGCGTCGGTTTGATTCTCGAAGTTGTAGGTAGGTGCTTTCTGCCAATCCTTCGGCGACCAATTGAATACCATCGAAACGTGATCTGATTCATCGGCTACATTCTCGTTGTGCATGGCCATGTAACCATGCAGTTGATACTTATGTTCGCTGTAAAAACCTTTGCGGCCCGACTTAATATCCACGATAGCGCGTACGCGGGACTTGCCAAACTTGAGAGTGCACACGATGTCAATAGTCCCGGCAATGCCCATAACCTCCGACACCATCGGAATCTCCACGGCCTCGATCTCGACTTCCTTGTCTGCCACGAACTGCGCAAACGCCAGAACGTCTTTCTCAAGATCAGGCGCCCAAACATCCACCACCGCGGTAGGCTTGTTCTGACGCAAGAGATACGCGCCTGCTTTGGCTTTGATCAGCCCCAAATCAAAA